GCCTAACGATCAATACTTCGAGTACACACAGAACATGCGTGGACTCATGAACAAGGTTGATACGATGATGGCAATGCTCATGCCCAAGTATGATGACTATGTACAGCTTGATGTGCAGTCTAGGCTACTAGCTGACACGGGCAAGGTCAAGCCTGCTAAGTATGTAGCACCGAGCGCATCGGACTATCCAACGGCTGAGGAATTCCAAACACGCATTGGACATGACCTACGCTTTACCCCACTGCCACAAGCAAGCCACTTCCTGTTCGATATCAGTGACGAGGACAAGCAAGCGTTCGAGGCATCAATGAACGATGTGGCAATCAGGGCGCGTAGTGAAGTCATCAAGAAAATGATGGAACCACTCAAGCACTTGGTCGACAAGCTTAACAAGCCTATTGGAACTGATGGTGCGATCTTCAGGGACTCAGCAATCCAAAACGTTATCGAGGGTGTCGAGATGGCTAAACGTCTCAATGTTGGTGGAGATACTGACGTAGTTGAGATGGCACGCGTCATCGGTGATGCTGTCTCTCTGTTCGCAGAGAACAAGGAAGTATTGCGTGAGTCACCAATCGTTCGTGAACAAGCCGCTAAGAAGCTTGACTACATTGCACAGCAGATGGGTGCACTATATGGACAACCATGATGTTCTCAGATTTTGAACTAGTACTAATGGGTGCGTTCGCGGGCATAGCAATCATGTATTTCAGAGAGCGTGTCCGCAGTGAAGTTAAAGATGAGGTGCTTTGGCACCTATCACGCATCATCGCAGGCGTTGCAGACAACAAGCTAAGCGTTAGACGCAACACAAAAGAAACAATCGAAGTCATACAAACGGAGGATAAGACATGACTATACACAACCAAAACATGAGTTACTGGGATGTTGCCCGACTCACTAAACTTCCTGGGGCTACTGTGATTACACACATTGACCCTGCAGGGTGGACTGTTCGAATGAAGAACTCAGTCAAGCGAATGATTATGGATGGCGTAGCACGAGGTGGTTGGGCATCTGTGGCTGTATCGCTGACCAAAGGCTTGGCTAACTACCATGGCTTGCAGATTCGTAGAGAGTACGGAACCAACGATGCCAAGGGTGAGAACTTAACTCCTGACCAAGTAACTCAGATACATGAACTTATCATGGGTGACTTTGCAGCATGGCGTATGAACAACCCTGATGCAAGTGGTGCATGGATGACCCGCAGGTCTGAGAATGTGTCTGAGGAAATAGAAAAGTTGTTCGAGAAGCATTCGTATGACTACCACTTCTTCTCTGTTACCAATGCTAAGAGAGCGCGAGAGATTACCCCACTAATAAGAAGCCAAGCAGACTTGGACAAATCAGCACTGATTTGCGAAGCAATTGATCGCAATGAAGTATTTGTATTCGACATAACTAAAGGATAAGCATGTCAAACAAAATTGATAAAGCCAAAGCACAGATCGTTCTCGATCATCCATTCTGGGCAAGCATCTTGCTCAAACGCCCACTCATTGAGACCAAAGATATTCCAACACTGGCAGTCGATGCCAAAGCGCGTATCTATTACAACCCTGACTTCGTTGAGAAGCTCACTGTCCCTCAAGTAGTGTGGGGCTTATGCCACGAGGTCGGTCACGTTATCGGTCAGCACGCACTGCGTGTCGGTACTCGCAATCGTAAAAAGTGGAACTATGCAGGTGATGCATGGATTAACGATATGCTAGACGATGGCAATGTCGGTCAGCGTATTCCCAACTGTGTGGACATCAAAGGCTCCAAGGACGATACAGTCGAGAACATCTATGACTCATTGCCTGATGGTGATGATGGTGGTAGCGATGGTCCTCCCAACGATGGCACTGGTGATGATGTGATCTATGGTGATGGTGGTAAAGAACTGACCCAAGACGAGATTCGTGAGATGGAGGGTCAAATCAAAGTCGAGATCGCACAAGCTGCACAAGCCGCCAAGATGCGCGGTAAGTTATCCGCAACATTACAGGATATGGTTGCAGACATGCTCGAGTCTAAGACTCCTTGGTATGAGATTCTCGAGAAGCACTGCGTGGCTCGTGTAAACCAAGGTCAATCATGGCGTAGACCTAACCGCAGGTTTGCTGATGTGTACTTGCCTAGCGTGGATAAGTTGCCACAGATGGGTGAACTTGTTGTGCAAGTCGATGTGTCTGGGTCCATCTCCAAGGTTGAACTCGATCATTACAACGGTCACCTATCACGCATCATCGAGCAATGCAGACCATCCAAGGTTCATGTCTTGTACACCGACACTGAGGTAGTTAAGCATGAGGAGTTCGATTGTGGCGAGGAAGTTGGGCTGACCTTTTTCTCAGGTGGTGGTACTCATATGCCTGCAGGCTTTGACTACTGTGCAGACCAAGGCATCGACCCCGATGTGTTTGTATGCTTGACCGATGGCTATACAGACTTTGCGACAGAGCCAAGCTATCCAGTCGTGTGGTGTATCAGCAGTGACGTTGAAGCCCCCTATGGTGAAAATGTCCACTTCGAACTCGAGTCTTAATCGGGTAATCAGCGAACAACAGTTCAATGAAGCGAGAGCAAAGACTGCGGTGCTGTACAAGCTAACCAAGGTCATGCTCCGCTTGGGTTCGTTCGACAATCTCTTTAAGCTACAACTGGCAGGTATGCAAGTCATCCATACAGTTAGTGCTAAAGATATCAACTACTCCAACCCCACAGGGAAGGACGCAGAGAAAGTCATTAGGCTAGGTTTGAACAACTCTTCAACACCGAACCTTAGTGGCTACTATGACGGGCAGTGGGTGCATTACACACCCGAGATGCGACTCAACATCTACAAAGATACTGTCCTAACAGCCGGAATGTCTTTAGTTAGGCATTCAATTTATTATTGATCTTGGGGTTTATCCCTATTGATTATCACGGATAGTGACTTAAACTTACTTAATAAACGGAGCAAAACAAAATGGCTTATGTAGCAATTAGCAACCAGCTGATGGACGAAGTGCGCAACAAAATTAGTCGCATGAAAGACGCAGAGCGCAACTTAGTGCCTCAGGTACAAGAGCAACTGTCTTATCAGAACATCCCTCTCCAGTACGAGCAACTGTTGTGGGGTGAACACTATGACCTCAAGGACAAGTTACCAAGTGCTTGGAAGCGACAAGTCAATGAGATTTGTGGCACTGCTGAGTTCATGCATGGTGAGAGAATGTGCAAGTCTCGACTGTATCTCAAAGCGGCAACCAAGATCAGCGCACCGCCTGATGCCTCAAGTTATACAGCACACTTTATTATGCCTGCCGATCATCCTGATATGGCACCAGTCGTAGAGCGTGACAAGCAGTTCATGGAGATTGAATCCAAGTGGACCACACTGCACAACAAGATTCGTGACTTCTTGAACAACTGCAAATCACTTAACGAGGCAGTTAAACTGTGGCCCGATGTCCGCATCTACATCCCACAATCCTACATGGATCGTATGTTAGCCAAGTCTGAGCGCAATGCTGAGAAGATCAGCAAGGCATCGGAATTCCTTAAACAAATCGACACTGACCATGCTGTTGCGGCGGCAGTTAGTGCACGTATGGCAGGAGCCAAAGTATGACAGAGTACCAACTCATGCGCAAAGCAATCAACACATTTAAACCATATGAAGTAGAAAAACATGTTAAACGCAATTACCAACGCCAGTGGATTCTTTCGATCAAAACCCTCGGAGACAAGTGGCGCGGTCTCCCCCAAGTCAAACGACTTGAACAGCCTTTCCAATATTGAGAAACGACTAGCGCGGATGGAGTCCCGCCTAGTTCAACTCATGATTCACTTAGACCTAGACCCCAAACGGAGAGTACATGACTAAACCATTAGCCAGTGAAACACAGATCGGTGGCGACCACTACCGAAGCAAAGACATTCAACCTTGGACAGCCATGGAATCATGGATGACTCAGGAAGAGTTCGAAGGCTTCTTGCGCGGCAACGTCATCAAGTACATCGCTAGATACAAAGATAAGGATGGAGTCAAGGATGTTCTCAAAGCCCGCCATTACCTTGAGCGATTACTCGAGCATCTCGACCGCAACGCTTAGAGCGTGGATGGACAACATGGCAACATCTATTGGAAACTCACCTGTAATCATGACTAACAGCCAAATCTCAGCCCCGCAAAGGACTCTTACGGGAGCAATCAACCCAACCACTTATCAGCAGTACTCAGCTATGGATTACATGACAGCCCACCCGATGAACATTCAGATTCACAGAGCTGACAATGGATTCATAGTGCGATGCGGTATGAGTGAAGGCGCAACCTACTCAGTGCATATTGCCAAAACAATTGAAGAAGTTAACGAGATCATCACAACAGAACTTGTAATTAAAAAGATGGAAGGAAAATAATCATGCCCGACTTAAAGAGTGAACTCATGAAACTAGACAACTTAACATTCGACGACGATGTGGGCGGTGAGCCTGCACCTATCACGCCTACCAAAGTCAACGTCAGCAAACTCATTTGGGATACGATCAAAGAAAACCCACTGCAGAACAGCATGGAGATTGCTACCCTCATGAACAATGGTGACATGACTGGGATATCAACTCGACTCAAGCAAATGCTAGATC